CCGATGGTGAGTATGACGAGAGTTATAGCACTGATGGTTTGCCTGAATTGTACATAAGGAGCATTGTTAATGAAGCTGATGTTGTTGTTGGTCACAATATTAAGTTTGATCTGTTATATCTTTATCGTGGTACAAATGACATCCTGCCCCGCATATGGGACACTCAGCTTGCAGCATATATCTTGTCAGGACAGCGACAATTATATGCCTCGTTAGATGAGTTGACATTAGAATATGTAGGTAAAGATGCATTAAAAGACGATAAGGTAAAAGAATATTGGAAGAAAGGAATAGACACTACAGAGATACCTAGAGAAGAACTAATGCCGTATTTACGTGGCGATGTATGTAATACGGAAAAGATATTCGAAGCACAGTTTAAAGAAGCAGAAGACTTAGGTGTATTGCCTTTGATGTGGACACAAATGGATGCACTGAGAGCCACTATTGCTATGAACAAGAATGGTATGTGTATTGATTGGAGCTATGTTAAATCACAGCGTGATTATTACGAAGCAGTGATAAGCAAAGCAGTTGAAGCATTGAATGGTTTAGCACCAGACTTAGAATATGCAAGCCCTAAGAAAGTGTCATTGTATTTCTTTGGTGGTGAAGAGAAGACTAAGGAACGTGTTGACGATGGACTCTATAAGAATGGTAATCCTAAGACTAAACTTGTAGAGAAAATTATTGTACATGCACCTAAGTATGCACCTATGGCAGAAGTTGGTAAGTCTGGATACTTTAGTGTTGATGATGCAATACTTACAAAACTTGTAGATTGTGGTGATGAAGTTGCCGAATTGTTACTAGTAATACGCAGTGCAAGTAAGATAAAGGAAACATATTACGAAGGTTTGCTAGGTCTTAGATTCCCTAGTGATATGATATATCCTAATCTTAATCATTGCGCTACTAAGACAGGTAGACTATCTGGTACTAATCCTAATCTGCAGAATCAAACAGATGAAGGTGGTGTTAAGAAAGCCTACATCAGTAGATTTGGTGAGGATGGTAGGATACTAGAGCTTGACTACTCACAGTTGGAGATGGTTGCACTAGCATACATAGCTAATGATAAGCAGTTGATTGAAGACATTAATGCAGGTCGTGACATGCATAAAGAACTATATAGGGAAATGTATGGTAGATATCCTACTGATAAAGAACGGAAACCATTTAAACGATTTAGCTTCCTCCTTGTGTACGGAGGTGGAGTTGCTACACTTATGGCGCAAAGCGGTTGTGATAGAGCTACAGCTAAGAAATTTATTGACACATTCTACAGCAGATATAAAGGAGTGAAACAATACCATGAAGACATAACTAAACAAGCAGAGAAGAATGCTATTGTAAGATACAGCGAAGATAAACCTAATCCTGAATATATCTATTATCATGCAAGCCCTACAGGTAGACATTATGTATTTAATAAATATCCTAATGAATATAAGGGAGGTTTATCATTCTCTCCTACCGAACTTAAGAACTGGCCTATTCAAGGATTTGCTACTGGTGATATTGTTCCTATGTCTGTTGGGTTATTACAACGAGCGTTAGAAGAAGCAGGTGTTAGTGATAAAGCGTTATTAGTAATGACTGTGCATGATAGTGTTGTACTTGACGTACATGAAAGTATGTTGTATGATGCTGCTGTAATTGCTAAAAACGTATTAGAAGCAGCACCAGATAACCTAAAGAAAATATTTAATATAGATTTTCCATGTAAGTTATCTGTAGGTGTAGAATCAGGAAGTAACTGGCAAGAAAAATATGAACTAACTATATGAGGATATTATGTATATAATTGAAAACATTACTACCAAAGATGTTAATACTAAATTTGGTCCGAAACCTGCTTATACCATTATGGCTAACGGTGAGCGTTTCTCTTACGGCTTTAAGAAACCTACATTCGCTATTGGTGACGAGATTGATTTCCAATTCACTGAGAGCACATACGGTAAGCAAGTAGACCCAGTGTCAGTGCGTATGATTAAGAAAGGTACTGGAGTAGCAGCAGCACCTGCAGCTAGTGCAGCACCAACCAAGTCTTACATACCACCTACTAAAGTGTTTCCTATTCCACCGTTACATGGTGATCGTGCAATTGTACGTCAGAACTCTATCACTAACGCTACTAAGCTAGTTGCAGATATGCAAGCTAAGTCTAAGTCAGAGATTGATGTAACTGTATTAGCTAACACCATTATAGAAGTTGCTAAGATGTTTGAAGCATATAGCTGTGGTGACAATGATGCTATGGCAGCAGAACTAATGGCTTCAGGAGAGTAAATTGAAAACTATCGACACATTAGTGTCTGATATGTACAAGCTTGTAGAGGGGGGATTAGCCCCTTCTACGGCTAACAATCAGGTACAAGTAGACTATAGCAAGTGGTTTAAGACAGAGCCTAAGATCAGAGAAGAGAAAGTATTATACTTCAGTGAGATAGGCACACCATGTCAGCGTAAACTGTGGTTTAACTACAATCAGCCTGATGTGTCAGCTAAGTATGATGGTAATACATTATTAAAATTCTTCTATGGAGATATCTTAGAAGAGCTTGCATTGAATGTAGCAGCAGATGCAGGTCATAGCGTTACTAGTAAGCAGGAACGTGCAATATACGAGATTGGTGATGGTTGGATTGTTCGAGGGAAGATAGACGCTATCATAGATGGTGTTGTAGTTGACGTTAAAAGCGTCACTAAATATTCTGAAGAAAAATTTAAGCATGGATTAGTTGATGATCCATTTGGTTACTATCAACAATTAAACGGATATGCTACTGCTCTTAATCATAACTCTGCTGCTTTTCTTACTATTCAAAAAGAACTAGGACATGTAAATGTTTATCCTATAGAAGTTAATAAGTCTTTATTCAAGATGCAAGCTGAACAAGCTGTTGAAACAGTTAGTGAACCTGATGTAACTAGTATTAAACGCTTAGATGTAGTGCCTCAAAGTAAGACAAGTAAGAATACTAAGTTGTGTACAACATGTGGCTATTGTGCATATAAGAAAGAATGCTTCCCTGAGATGCGTACATTCTTATATAGCAATGGTCCAGAATTCTTAGTTGATGTAGTAGATACACCTAGAGTAACGGAGGTAGTATGAGAATACTAGTAATACCTGATTGTCAGGTTAAAGCAGGTGTGCCATTAGAACACTTAACATGGGCAGGTAAAGCTATAGCAGACTATCAACCCGATGTAGTTATGAACATGGGTGACTTTGCAGACATGCCTAGTCTATCAACGCATGACATTAAAGGGAGTAAATACTTTGAAGGACTACGTTATAAGACTGATATTGACGTTACAAAGCAAGCTATGGATATTTTGTTGTCTCCTCTTAGAGAACTTCAAGCCAAGCAAAAACGAAATAAAGAGAAACAATATCGACCACGGATGGTGATGCTGTTAGGTAATCATGAGAATCGTATTAACAGAGCAGTAAATAACAATCCTACATTAGATGGTTTAATTAGTACAAAGGACTTAGGCTATGAAAACGATTGGGAAGTACATGATTTTCTCCATCCTGTATTCATTAACGGTGTGGGGTTTAATCACTACTGGCCTGTTGGTGCTATGGGGAGACCCGCTAGTAGTCCTGCTGCTATTATTAGTAAGCTGCATATGTCTTGTGTGGCAGGTCATCAGCAAGGAAAACAAGTGGCTTACGGTAAACGTGCTGATGGGCAGTCTATATGTGCTATCATTAGTGGTAGCTATTATCTGCATGATGAGAGTTATATGGACCAATTAAGCAACAAGCATTGGAGAGGTTTAGTTGTTCTTAATGAAGTAGAGGATGGGCATTTTGATGAGATGTTTTTAAGTATTGAGTATTTGCGGAGGAAGTATGAAGTATCATGAAAAGCTTATTGCAGTGACAGAGTTTGTACAAGAGAATTTTTGTGATGCTGCAGATTTAATTGATGTACTTGGGTTGTCAGTAGAAGATATAATGAAACTTCTACCTGATGTTTTAGTAGCTAACTATGATAAATTTTTTGAAGAAGATGACTATACTAAAGAAGAAACAAACGAAGGTTACGAAGAGTACATTAGAATTGGAGAAACGTGGCAAGGCGAGGAAGAGGGAGATTATTAACCATATTCGTGATGTAGAATCAATTCAAGACATTAAACACTACGTACATAAAGGAGAAAATCATGCTAATAGATATTGATATTGAAGACTTTGAAAAACTTATAGCACAAGAACTTACTACAGCTATTGGTTATTTTGAATCAGATATAGAATTGTACGAAAAAGAAGGGCGAAGTACAGGTATATTCAGCATAGATCAGGAAGAAGACCTACATCGGATTAAAAAGATGGTTAAAGCTATGAAACGTGTACGTTCTTGGTATAGCATTGACTATGATAAATGATAAAATTATCCCTATGATAGAAGAAGCAGGTTTTTCACAAGAAGACGATGATATATTTATTTGTGGACTAGAACATATAAATAAATTATTAGCAGCAGAGCGTGAAGCATGTGCAGAGTTGTGTGAAAAATCAGATAGGTATCGTGGGGATTATTTTGCAGCACGTATAAGAGCAAGGGGAAAGGAAATTAACACATGATTAGTGAAATTGACATTAGAGATTGGGAAATGCAACCTCTAACCAAACTCTATAACGTAGAAAACAACACTCCTATCAAGACAGAAGATGGTGAAATGTTGCTATTTCGACACATAGATGGGATGTATAGCTATTGTGTATCCTTAAATGGGGATGTAAACCACATAGCAGCATGGACAGAAGTATATCCCTTTAAACGCAATGAGAAATAGCGGTAAGTGGACAGAAGCGAGATACAGAGCATTTGTTGTAGGTGCTTTACGGTCTGCTACTAGACGCTATCCACCTAGAAATGCTGCTTTACAGAATGCTTACGTAGACAAACGTATTAGCAAACGAAGTGGTAGACTAGCAAAGCATTATAAATGTGCAAAATGTCGGAAGTTATTCACAAGTACAGACGTTCAGATAGATCATATTGACCCTGTTGTAGACCCACAGCAGGGCTTTGTATCATGGGATGTTTATATAGCAAGAATGTATTGCGAAGAAGATAATTTTCAGGTATTATGTAAACCTTGTCATAAGATAAAAACTAAAGAAGAAAGGGAATCAAAATGTTCGGTGAAGACTTAGACACAGCTTTAGAAGAAGCTTGGGTTTATAGTACAGTAAAAGATTTTGAATATATATTGTTAAATAAGCAATACGACTATATTGACTTCACAACAATACTAAGCAAAGCAGCACAAAAACAATTACTAGTAATACTTACAGAAGAGGTTAATGATGGAAAAGAAACCAAACCTAGCAATTGCATTTAGATTTATATCAGGAGTTGTATTTGGATTTGAAGTAATGCCTTTTGAAGGTGTACATTTCCAATTACAGTTAGGTATCATAGAAATTGTTGTTTATAACCCCGAAATAATTGAGGACCTTTAATGGATAATTACCAAACATTTATTGCAAAGAGTAGATATTCCCGTTTCTTAGATGGGAAGCAACGTAGAGAACATTGGAATGAGACAGTAGATCGTTACATGAGTTTCATGAAGAACAGTTTACAAGACAGTAAGAACTACATTATGCCAGAAGAATTGTACAAAGAGTTGCATAGTGCTATTCTTAATTTAGAAGTGATGCCTTCTATGAGAGCTGTAATGACAGCAGGAGAAGCATTAGATCGTGATAACACTGCAGGATATAACTGTAGCTATTTGCCTGTAGATGACGTTAAAAGCTTTGATGAAGCTATGTACATCTTATTGTGCGGTACTGGTGTAGGATTTAGTGTGGAGAGTAAGTATGTTAATAAACTTCCAGATGTTCCTGTGCAGTTGTTTAATAGCGACACTACAATTGTCGTGCATGACTCAAAAGCAGGATGGGCTAAAGCATTACGTCAGCTTATTGCTTTGCTTTATAGTGGGGAACTTCCTAAGTGGGATGTTAGTAAAGTACGTCCTGCAGGTGCAAGACTAAAGACTTTCGGTGGTAGAGCTAGTGGTCCTGCTCCATTAATTAGCTTGTTTGAATTCGTTACTAGTAAGTTTAAAGGTGCTGTTGGACGTAGACTAAATAGTTTAGAGTGCCATGATATTATGTGTAAGATTGGTGAAGTTGTTGTAGTAGGTGGTGTAAGACGTTCTGCTATGATATCTTTGTCTGATTTATCTGATGATAGGATGCGTCATGCTAAAGCCGGACAGTGGTGGGAAAGAGAAAGTCAACGAGCACTTGCAAACAATAGCGCAAGCTATAATGAGCGACCCTCGGTTGGGGAATTTATGTCAGAGTGGTTATCATTGTATCAAAGCTACTCTGGAGAACGTGGCATATTCTCACGTGCGGCTGCTAAAGCTACAGTTGCGAAGCATGGACGAAGAGATAGTACATATGATTTTGGAACTAACCCATGCAGTGAAATTATATTACGTCCATATCAATTCTGTAACCTTACAGAGGTTGTCGCAAGAGAGGGAGATACAGTTGAATCCTTGCAAAATAAAGTGCGACTTGCCTCTATCTTGGGAACTTACCAATCTACTCTCACCAATTTTCCGTACCTCAGAAAAATCTGGCAAAAGAATACGGAGGAAGAGCGATTGTTAGGTGTAAGTATTACAGGTATTTTAGACTGTAAGTTGTTGAACGATGTTAATGACGATGGTCTGTCATCACGCTTAGAAAGCTTAAGAGACATAGCCATTCAAACTAATAAGGAGCTATCATATGCGTTACAAATTCCTCAGTCAGCCGCAATCACATGTGTCAAACCTTCTGGTACTGTTTCTCAGCTTGTGGATTCTGCCTCTGGTATCCATGCTAGGCATTCTCAGTATTATATTAGGCGTGTTAGGAACGATAACAAAGACCCTATCACAGACTTCCTTAAATCTTCTGGAGTACCTGCAGAAGCAGACGTAATGAAGCCTATGGACACTACAGTGTTCAGCTTTCCTATGAAAGCACCTGATGGTTGTATTACACGTGATGAATTAGATAGCTTTACACATTTAAAATTGTGGCTTGCTTATCAACGTCATTGGTGTGAACACAAACCGTCAATCACTGTATATGTTAAGGATCAAGATTGGCCTTCAGTAGGAGCTTGGGTATGGGAACACTTTGATGAAATGTCTGGTGTGTCATTCTTACCTTGGGATGGTGGTAGCTACAGACAAGCACCTTATGAAGAGATAACACATCTTGAATATGAAAACTTATTAGATAAAATGCCTAAGACAATTGATTGGGAATCGTTTATCGAAACCAGTGATAATGTTGAAGGCGCACAGCAGCTTGCTTGTGTTTCTGGTGTTTGTGAAATCTGATAAGATATTAATAGCAGAAGCAGTGGCAGGGAGTGAGGAAGCTTACTCTCTGCTTACTCGCAAATATTATAAACGCATATTGAATTTCTTACGTAAAAAGGTGTATAATTATGCTCTTGCTGAAGACCTAACACAAGATACATTTCTAAGTGCTTTCTCTAATTTAAAGCATTTTAGACATGAAAGTGAGTTGTATACATGGCTATGTAAGATAGGTATTAGGAAGGTATATAAGCTACGTAAAGACGTTTTTGGAGATGAGATAGAGTCCTACACAGACTACACTCCAGAACGTCACCTAGAGCTTAAGGAAGAGCTTTCACAGGCTACATCATTCTTAAAGAAGCTTCCTAAGATACAACAAGATGCTTTGTTGTATAGAGAGTTTGATGGAATGTCTTATAAGGAAATATGTAGCTTGTTAAGTTGTTCTAAAGGCTATGCTCAAAACCTTGTATCTAATGCTAAGAAGTCTCTAAGAAAGGATTTAAAAGATGACTAAAGACGCTTTTACTGTAGGAAGAATTGTAGAGAATGAAGATGGTAGTGCAGATGTAGAGTTAAAAGATATTAGTCCTGAATTTATGCAGCTTATTATTCAGGTTGGTATGATAAAGATATTGGAAGATAGTTTAGAAAATGAGAAAAAAGCAAACAGATTACCGTCTCTTTTTAAACCCGTAGATAAATAATTTTTAAAGATGTTGGTTGTAACCTCGTTAAGGTTTAGCGGAAGGGGAGCTAGTCTCCCTTTTCTTTCCGTCAAATACATCACTAGCTAGTTCACCCTTCAATACTCTTCCTGCTTTTTCCACAAATGTCTCGTTACTAGTAACAGGTTGTTGCTGTTGTGATTGTGCAGCAGTTTTCTTTTCCATATACGTAAACATTCTACCTAAGTAGTTACGTGTCTCAGCAGACGGAGGTTCTTGTCCTGCTAATACAGCTTTCCCTGCCTTAGTACCACCATTGTAAGCAGATACAGCAGCTTTTACATTGCCATTATATTGCTTAAGTAAGTCTCTGAAATACATTCCTGCAGCGTTTATAGAAGCTCTAGGATCATTATAGTCATGCTCATATGTTTTCCTAGTAGCGTCCATAAACTGCATTACACCTTTAGCACCTTTAGGAGACACTTGTCCTGTCTGTGTACGCTCACCTGCATTCTTTACAGCCTCTATAAGCCCCGAAGGGAGTTGATAGCGTTCTTCTACAGCAGAAGCAAAGCTATCAAGTCTAGGATCATTATATTTAATCTTAGCTAGTTCTTGGGGGGATAATGTATTAAGTTCTGTCCAATCAGCCATGTTATTCCTATCGGTTTGGTTGTAGAGTGTAGAACCAATTTTTATCAGTAGTAGTGCTGCCAGTAGAAGTAGTAGTCGCACTAGGTTCTCCTTGCTCAATGAATGGAGATTTACCTGCCGCTATTCTAGTTCTAGCATGTGCTACAGCTTTATCTACAATAGCTTTAGATGGTTTCCTATCATTTTTTATATCATCTAATAGTTGTGTTTGCTCTTGTTTTGTTAGAGTAGGGACAATAGTTGGGATAAGTTGTTCTTTACCATCAAAATTAACGGTTATTGAGTATTCTGTAGCTACGCTATTAGTTCCGGGGACTTTTAATTCTCCTAACCAACCAATACTTTTACTAGTTCCATCGGGACGATTACCGTAATTAGGTGTAGATGCCTGAGTGTTATATGCTTCTACAAATCTTTGTGCCATAGCTTTACGTTCTGTTGCACTAGCAGTAGCTGCAATAGTTACAACATCATTAAATTCTCTAGTTGCTTTTACAATAGCTTCATTAGACAAGGTAGTTGCTACAGAAGGTCTAGCTTTAGGTACAGGCATTGTAGTCATACCTGTTCTCGATGTAGGTACTTTACCTTGTGGTGTTGTTCCTTCTAACAATCCTTTAGGAGCAACATAAGCAGGATTAGCTTCTAATACTGGTACAACATAGCCATCATTATTAACCTGCATTTTTATTAATGACTGTGCATTACCCTTACTATCTTTAGGCATATCTACAGCTTTAGCTACTGTTTTAGTCTTATAAATAATACCACTAGCTGTAGCTAATTGACCTTGTGGATTTAACACATTTTCAATAACTTTATTAACATTAGTTAAATACGATGCTTTAATACCTTCAGGCATATTATTGATAGCTGCTTTAAGGTCTGCCTCATCTTTTAATACAGAAACAGCACGTGGACCTCTATCTTTTAAAGCAGTTTCAGTATAAGCAGATATTGCATTAGCATCTTCTTGTGTAGCAGATTCTTTACCTAGTGCTAATTTTTTAACGGCAGTACGACCTACAAACTCAGCAGTTTCAGAAATTACTTTTTTCTCGTTAATATCATTAGAAGTAGGATTTGTTCCATCAGTAACTATACTTTTTTCTGTATTGGTAATAAAATTTGCAGTTTTACTTCCAAGTAAGGATTGTGCTTGATTTGCTGCCCCAACAATACTTGACATAGTATTATTAATCATAGTATATGTGTCTGGATATCGTTCTTTAAGAACTTCTTTTTGAGCAGGATCAAACCACATTGGCATGTATTTTTGACCTCCAAAAGTAGTATAAACTTTACTATTTATATCCGCAATTTCTAAAGCATTTTTTAACTGCCCTTGTTTACTAGTTGTAAGATTTTCTAATATAGTTACAGCCATCATGCTGTCTGTGCTATCTAAATTCTTTATAAAATCATCTTGTTGTTTAACCAATCTTTGTACGTATTGATCTACATTTGGAGCACCTTGTGCAGTGAGTCTAGCTCTTAAATCTATAATACTTGCTTCAAAACTATTTCTAACGGCAGACTTAAGTTGTGCTATTACTGGAATAAGTTCTTCTTTAGCTCCAGATAATTTAGCTAAATCCCAAACACCATTAGGGTCTTTATACGCTTGTATTTTTTTAATAATAGCTTCATATTGTTTATCATTTTGTACTATTGTTTTACTAGCAGAAACAAACGCATTTACTCCTGCTAGATTAGTCATTTGCTCTGCGTCTATTCCTTTAACTGCCATTTGAGTATCTATTGATTTTTTAATAGCGTCTGCTTCTTTAAGTTTTTGCACTTTTATAATAGAATTAGAAGCTTGACCAGATACAACAGCCCTAAAAGCAGTTAGCTCATCACCATATTCTCCATATTCAACAAGTCTTTTAGCTGTATCTACTTGTAGTGCTTTTTCTTGTTTAGCTTGTTCTATAGCTAAAGTTCTACTCTGCACTTGCATATTCATTTGTTGTTCTAAATATGTTTGATATGCAAAGTCATCAGCATTCTTAATGCCTGTAAGTTGACCTACTTGCTGCCTAATTTCATCAGCACGACCGGGGAATTGTGCTATCCACTGCTTAGTTAAAGTCTGTACATTACCTAAATATCTTTGTAATGAAATTTGTTTTTGAGCAAGGGCTTCTTCAAGTCTAGAAGTTTCTTCAGTATATTTAGAAATAACGTCATCTTGTGCTTTAATTTTATTTATTTGACCGCCATCAAGAACACCACCAAGAAGCTTGTTTTTTTCTTCTCTTGCTTGTTGTGTAGCTTGTTGTGCTTGAATAAGTTGTTGTTTAGCTCCAAACTGAGTGAATGCTTCTTTATTCTCTCTCAGTTTTTGTTCCATATCAACATCTTTAACAGCAGTAAATGTCTGTGCAGCCAATCCACCAAGAAAACTTATAGCTCCTGCAGTGTTTTTACCACCTTGTACAATAGCATTAACTGCAGAAGTATAGTCTGCACTAGCAACTGGAGCTGGAGCACCCATATCAACACCAAAAATATTAGCCATTATTTAACCTCTGTTGGATTGTTATTAGTAACAAGTGCTTTTCTACCTTGGAAATTATTTAACATATTGTCTGTTAATAATTTATGTACAGCACTGTCAGTGAAATCAAGTCTACTTTGTTCAAAAATGTAGTTGTAGTCTTCTACAGACATACCCCTAGTTAAGGAGTTTAAAATACCTATGTATTTTTCAGCACTTTCTTTATCACCTGCTTTTAAAGACTCCATAGTTTTAAGCTGCATATTTTTATAAGTAACTACAATTCTATCTAAAGACTTTTTATGTTCTTGTCTGCTTTCAGTCATTCTATAAAAGTCTGCTACTTCAGCAGGAGGAATACCTATAGCTTGAAAATATATTTCTCCATTACTTGCTTTAGCAATAGGTTCTTTAGCTTTAGACATAATAAAGTTATGGTTATTGTGTGCTATAAGAGCCTTGTCTAAATTAGACAGTGTACTTACAGAACTAACACCTAACATATACATTGTGTCTTGTAATGTATCTATACCTATATCAGGATCATGCATCCATAACATTCCTATTTCTCTAAAGCCTTGTATACGTGCAAATGTATTTGATGTTGGTCCTAATACAAGTTCTAATGCAGACTTCTTGCCTGTAACCATATCTTTTACAAACTCTTTATAGAAGTCAAATGTATTAAATCGTTCACCAAATGCTATTTCTGTACGTTCTCCTGTAGTCATTAAACTACCAGAGTTAATAAGACCTGCTATAAGTCCTTCAGTCAAGTACAAGCGTTGTTCTCTACTAAGCTCTAAACTTTCCATACCAGAGCCTATCATCTCTTCCACTGCATCTGGAAAACCATTATTAGCCATTCCATATAATGCTAAATGACCAAACATAATTGAGAATGCTTCTTTACGAGTAAATGCTTTGCTATTGCCTGTCATAGCAGTTAATAGGTTAGCACCAAGCTTTAAGTTGTATTGCAAAAACTGTGCGGGTATAGACAAAAATCCTTTTTGGAAAAATGCTGTGTTTGCTTTAGTCATGTTACTAGTAAGATCATCTTGACGAGCAATAATCTTATTTAAACCTTCATCAGTCCACCAAGCAATACCTTGATTGTCTCTAATAAATTCTCTACGTGCTACATCAAAAGATGTAATACGAGCAAACTCTTCACCTCTATTAAAGAAGAATGCACTAGCCTCACTTAAAGAAGATGTTTTAGAAAATATATTAAATCTACCATCTTCAATGTTATACAAACTTGTACTACGAATGCCATCAATTAAACCACTCTTACGAATAGCTCTAACAGTTTCTACAAAGTCTTCTGTCTTTTCAAATCCTGCAGATGTAGCTTTAGCAAGCTTACCAAAGTTTTTCCACACTTCTTCATTATCACTCATAAGAGCCATACGAATAAATGGTGTGTTCTTAGCAGCTACAAGTCCATAAACAGGATGAATTGAAATAGCATTAACCATACCTTGTGCTTGTGTTAAAAGCTGTACAGGGTTTAGTGCTCCCAACATAGAATGGAAGTTAATTGTACGTAGTAAACCTAACGAGTCTGCATTACGTAACTTAGCACCTATTACTTCTAGTTTAGGAAATCTTTGTTCTGCCCACTCAGTAAACTTACGTGTAAATCCTTCGTACAATTGTTCTTCTTTAGTACGTAAACCAAGTTGGTCTTTAATGTAGTTTTCTGTACGTTGTGCAAACAACTGGCGTTTATCTAAGCCAATGTATTTACCACGTTCACTAGCAGCAAAGAATGCTTCTACAGGAGATAACTTTTGTATCTCTGGTGTTAAAGTATCGTAAAATTCATTGTGCCAACGTATAATGCTCGTGTCTCTCCACTCAGTAATGTGAGATACTCTAGCAGTGTTAGTAATTTCAGCTTGCAAGCTTTCTAATGCACCTAGTGTATTGCTACGATCACCTTTGTCTACCTTACCAAGTCTTTGGCCTCTACTTTTTGTAAAGCCTTCTGTGCCTTGTGCAAAGCGTGTATAGTCTCTTAAATAATCGTCTTCACTTCTATTGTAATTATCGATAGCACTAGGATTGTCACCAAACTCACCATTGTCTAGCTTACGAATAAACTCACTAGCAGATTCATCAAATTGCTCCATCAGTTTACTAGCTGTAGATAAATCTAATTTACCTGCTTTATGTAAGTCTACAGCAGTATTAAATGCTTTTACATACTCTTGTGCCTCTCTACGACTACGAGCAGTTTTATAAGCATATTGTTCTACTTCTTCTATTTCATCTACATTTACAGAATGTTTAACTTTAATAAAATACTGGTCGTCATATATACGGCTAAACTCACCTTGACGATATGGTATAACTGTTTGTATACGTGATTCTTTTACATAACTAGGATGTGCTAACACACGTTTAGTATGTCTACCTTTTTCAACATCTAAAGAATCAAAATACTCAAACACTTGCATTTCAGGATTCTTAGAAATATAATCATCCGATACTACTCTAAATGTCTGTGTATTTGTGTCATACACTTGCTTACCTCTAAAGTCTGCTAAGTTTACTTTCTTAGCAAAACCATGTATAGGTGTTAATGTTTCTGCATCGCCAATAGCAAAGGATACTGTTACGTTTTTATATCCTCTATTACGTAAACTCTTAGAAGCTTCACCATCACGTAACATGTGCATAACATTACGAGCAGTTCTAAACTTTTGATAAGCAGCTATTTCATTCTTAGACATGTGCTTACCAATTAGTTCTACTTCAGTAAACTCTGTAGAGATAGCATCGCCTTCTGTTAATACAGATACAACACGTTTACGTTCAGCTTTACTAAGCTTTGTAAAATCACCTTTAACAAATTCAGATAATAGTTTACGTATACGTGCTTCTCTATGTACACCAACAACCATATTTTCATATAGCTGAGAAGATGTACCTAGTTTAGGATCAATAGCTACAGTAGCAATACTATCTATATCTTCTGCTGTAAATCCTTTTAATGCTGTATAGTCAATGTCTTTTTCTAATGTATGGCGAACTAAATAGCCACCGACAATGCCATCGTCAGCACGTTCCATATCAGCAATCTTTTCATCAATTGCAGATAGTTCGTCAGATAATTTTTCCCGTTTAGAAACTTTAGTTGCAGGACTTAACAACAAGTCTTCTGTATTTTTAATTATGGCAGATATAGGTTGCTTAGAATGTACTTTAATAGCGTTAATGTGCGTCTGCATAAACTCCGCTACAGATTCTGATGACAGTCCTTTATAGTCTGGATAGCTACGTCTAATATACTCTACAATCTTTTTAACACCATCAGTAATGGCTTTAAATGCTTCACCTAGCATTGATGTAGGGATATCATTAGTCAATGACCACTTAGCAAAGTTCTCAGCAAACCACTCTTGATGTGACTTAAGCCACTTCTCCATGTGTGGGTTGTCTTTTAAATAGTTCTTAACATTCCAATTGTATTGCTTACCTACCAATGTTAATGACGATGCAGGACCATTACTACGCATGTCTAACAAGTCTTCCCAATCTGTAACTTTAGTTAGTTTAGGAATACCTTTAGTACCTAAGTAGTCATTAAATAGTTTTTGTAATTGACCTGAATATTGTTTCTGGAACGTGTGTTCAAAGAAGTGACCATACTCATGTGAAAATGTTTCTACATATTTAGCAAGTTCTCTAGGAGTATTGCCACGCTTAATGAACATAGCAATAGTAGGAACACCATCATCAGATATAAAGAAAGCACCATTAGCTCCTTTAATTCCTTTAACATATTGAGCAGTAGCTTTATCAATATCGTTAATGTCAGCAACATCCATTACAGCTAGTCTATTATTCTTAAGACCTAGTAGTTCACCCATTCTATTGGCAAACATATCTACTTCCATAGGAACATTACTAGTAATGGCTACATTGTCAGCCCTACGTACTCTCATAGATGTATCGTTAAACATCCATTCTACATTTTTATTACCTGTAGCTATAGACATACCTTCTCCAGTAGGAGAGGTAAATACTCGTCTAGGAGGAACTACAATAGTACCTGCATCTACATTGTCTACTACTTTAGCTTGTTCTTTTAAGAATGTTTTAATTCCTTGACCATGTGCTCTTATCTCTGTTTCAGATTTACCTGATACAGAAGAAGCCCAATCAATATATTTCTGGTCTGCTTTACTCTTAGTTTTCTGTGCGCTTATGTAAGCTGCTTTATCAAAATCATCTTGGAAAGTTAAACTAAACTGATTACTACCAAATGCATACCTTGGTTTAGCTCCTGCAAGCTCTTTAGGGAGTTTATCAGATACAGTTGGTGTAGGGATAGCCACTGTAGGTTCTACAGCTTTAGCAGCCTTTCTAGGCTTTTTAGGTGCTTCTTTAGATAGTTCTGCTTCTATACGTAGCTTGTCTGCTTTTAAAGCGTCTATAGCAGCTTTATTGTTCACTAAAGTGACGTTAGCTGTATCAGCCACTACTTCAAAGCTTCCTTCTACATTACGCTTACCCCATGCTTCAGCAGCTTCTTTAGTTGTAAAGTTGACAGCATCAGCAGGTTTACGATAGAGTTCACCTACTACTTTATTTGTATCAGCAGGAACAAAGTCAACACTAGCTACAGTTTTGTTAATAGCAGGATTGAATGTTTGTTTAACAGAATTAATAGCATCAGCTATTTCTCCAGTTTTAACATTCTGTGCTTTAGTAGTATCTTCTAAATCTTTTAACAGCTTCTCTGTATCTGCAATGAGTTTATCTTGTGCGCTAGACGCATGTGTGCTAACGCCTTTAGGCATTACTTTATCTATACCAGAAGACAATGTATCATCTATTGCAATAGCTTTATTAGTATTTAATGCACTATCATTTGTTTTAATTGTATTAATAGCATCATCTGCTACAACATCTTTTCTACCGCCTTCAGCAGCCATGTTACGACCACTGGTAGACTTACGAAGTTTATTAGCAAGTTTTGCTTTAGCAAACTGCCCCATACCTACAACGTCAGCAGCTTGTCCTGCACGTTCAATAATGTCATTAACACTACGTGCTAGATCAGTAGAAGGTTCTACTAAGTCTTGTATGAATTGAGCAGCTTGCCATTTACTACCAAAGCCTGAAGACAACTCATTATATATAGCGTATATTTGTTTAGCTTGTTCTGATTCATCACCTAATGATACAAGATATTTACGTAAAGCATCTATGTCTTCTGAGCGTGTTTGTCCTCTAGGTAGATTAGGTACACGTTTACGTACAGTGGATTCTAAACCAATACCTTGTACTGTACTAACCCCCGGAATAAATGCAGCAGCAATGCCACTAACAGCACTGTCTTCAGCATCATTACCTATCTTTTCTAATACTACAGACAACGCCCACTTATTACCTAAATCAGTTGTTTTGTTTGCTAGTTTAACAGCATTGTTGTTTATAGAAGTATTAGGTTTAGATAAAGAAACATTTTCAGAAGCATACGTACCTGCATAAGCAAGTTTCTCAATTACAGAAAGTTGTTCTTGAAGTTGTAACTGTCTATTAGTTGCTTCTATGTTTTGTACAGAATCGCCATTAAGTATTTGTGTACGTAAAATACCTTCTGTAAGTGCATTAGTATCTTTTCTAGCTACATCATAAGTTTTATTTGCTACATCAGATATGTTACTAGTAACGTCTGAAGAACCTTGTGTTGTGTTCTGCAGATTGTTAAGCATCTTGTTAGGTCTATTAATTGCTTGACGTAAGCTATCACTATCGTGTGCTTTCCAATCAGCATAGATATCCCCTGCAACTGTATCTTTCTTTTCGTAGATATCACTCATGTTGGATATACTTGTCCTGTTTTAGCGTAGTTAACAACACCTTTAACACCACCTGCACTTGAGAAGATAGTTCCACTCAGTTGACCTACAGCACCCCAAATAGCTTGGTCTGCAGAAGCTTGAGCACCCATAAGCTGTGCTTGCCCCATTGCTGTATTCTGTGCTGCTATTTGTCCAACATATTGAACATTACTTGCAGTTTGACTAGCAATGCTAGATACACCACCCGCTAATGCACTGCCTCCTGCACCACCCATTTGATAGCCAGTGTTTTCCATTTGTGCTTTAGCAAGACGTTCTCTACGCACAGCCTCTCTCATAGAACGAACATTTTCTATGTCAGCTCTTCTTTGACTAGCTGCAAATTGTTGTTCACTAGCACGTTTCTGCTGTTTACCAGCTTCACGTTGTTCGTAAGCACTGTATCCTGTAGCAACAGCAGCAGTAGCTAATAAAATAGTAGATATAGCAGCCATTTTATTTCCTTATATAAGTTAATTCTTTTATTGAATAGCCTAATTTAGCTAAAGTATCTTGTTTAATATTTGTTTCTGGTAGTATAGAAATAGATATTGTCGTTCCTTCTGGTGCTTTACTTTCTAAATGTCTTAGTAGTTTAATACCTACAGATGTATTTCTATACTCTGGTTCTACCCACCAAAACACTTCTTGAAAAAATAATTGCTTTCTATTCCATATTGTAGGAGAAACTATAGCTGCAGCACCCCCTACAACTTCTCCATTTATTTCTGCTAATATAAATACACCTTTATCTATTACCATGTTAAGTGTATCCATAATAGATTCTATATCCCAATCTAAACCGTAAAAATCTACAAAATGTTTAGCACAAGTTAAACACTTACCAACATCGTCATGAGTAGCATTTCTAAACATTTGTGTTTCCAACAAATGTACTGCTCCATCCTACAAGTTGCATGTCCTTACCTTGTTCACTTCTAAACTTAAATTGTACAGCCTTGCCTCTACCTCTAATTTTATTTTTTGTAATAACTAATGAATAGCCATCATCAAACGCTGTATTAGGAGAAGCTAAGAAAGGTCTTAAATGTCTATACACTTGTACTTCATCAGACCACTTACCTGCTGTAACACTTTCAGTAAAATCCCATCTGCTTTGCATAAAGCAGCTACTTTCATTAATAGGATTTGTACTAGCATCAAATGCTGTTTCTGTTTTTTTTAAAAACACAGACAAATATTGTGCTGTTTTATCTCTGGCAGGACCAACACTAGCTAAATTATAACCTGTAATAATATAAGATGGTTCTTCTATAGCATCATTAAAGTGACCTGATCCTGCATCAGAGTTACTATAAAAATCATAAAACTTAGTATTTGCATTTCTTGTATTTTCAAAGTCAGCAAATGAATGTACTAATGGACCTGCTGCATCACCATTGTTAAATGTACATAACACTTTAAAAATTTGTTTTTGACTTTTTACTGCATTAACTGCAACTTCTACTTTTACTCCGTTAGCATACACAATGTCTGTATTTGCAAGAACATTTTCACTAATCTCAGTAGCACTTAATGATTCTGTAGTTGTAGCTATTTCTAAAGGGATACCATTCTTAGTATCATCAATCTTATGCCAATAAAATACATTAAGCTTTAAGTCTAATACTAATATAGCATTCTTAGCAAAGATGTTGTCTTCATCATTAGCTTTTGTTTCATTAGAATAAAGCCAATAAATAAGTTTTTCTTTACTATTATAAGCACCAGTTACATAGCGTTTATTTAGTGTAGGAATACTATTATAAAAAGATTTAATTGTTCCATCGCTAATATTTTTAGCTGTAAATTCTGCAGCAGACACCCCCGGCTGAACAGAATAAATACCTGAGTTACTCCAATAGACTAATGCATTTTCTACAGATATCACTGCAGAAGGAGAAATACATCCTACATTAGTTACTTTCTCTACAGAATAACCAGTAGCTTTAAATCCTACATCAATACCACTAATAAACCACATACCATTAGTTGCTAGTACAGCGATACCACGACCAATTGGCATTAACTTTAATATCTTACTTGCTTCAGGAATAACTAGTAAACCACCATCATCATCTTCTAAATCACTAATTACCTCTGATGTTGGGTCATTAGTTTGATAACAATTACCTACTTTATCTGATGTAGTTACCACCTGAGAAAAATATACTCTACCAGTATCTTTAGAATTATTAACACCTGCATACCACACACGACCTGCAAAGAATGTACATACACTAGGACGATATTCTGTACTATCGGTATATGTAACACCACCTGCTGTTCTTTGTTGATTAAACGCATTAATAATAAAACGCCCTCTAGGAGCAGTGCTAGTACCAAAATCTTGTTTGTTTAAAAATGCTGCACTAAAATCATCATTAGTGTCTTTGCCGTAAATCCATTGTTTCGTATTAGAAGGAAGTTTGTCAGCATTAGCAGCTTTATATGCATTTATCTTTGTGTCATCCCAACCATGATTATATAGGTTATACAAAGCTTTTTCATAAAATCCTAATGCTGTCCACTCTGCTTGAGTTTTTTCTAATTCTACAGCTACAGGACTTGTAAACTCATCAAAGTCACGAATGTTTATAGTGATAGCTGTAGCAGATACTGTATTTGTTGCAGCATCATACGTTACTAGTATTGGATCAGTAAACTGCGAAGTGATAATAAGTTTACCAAAGGTAGATGCATAACTAGCTACAGATTTACGTATGTCTGCTGTAGTGCTATCAAACGTAGAAAAATCAGTTAAGTCAATACGATTAGCTACATGAGAACTAGTTGTATTTGGATTTTCAGTAGATGAATTTGTAAAGTATATTAATTCGCCTATTTGATAAGCAATAAAGTTTACATTACCATCACCATTTACAGCAGTCCAATTACCAGTACCGTAGGCTGTGGTAGACATAAAACTTGTATTAGTATATTGAGGGCCATATGTAGGCAGGTCAATGTAACTAAATGTTGCAGGATAGTCTAAACCATTACGTCTTTGTAAAATACCATTTGGATTAGGAACAACATTAACACCATCTATCCAACTGTTTTCAGGAGTGACAAAGAAGCCACCCTCAGTATTTAGGCCAGCTACAAAACTAAAGAAATCATTAACTGTACCTTTAGCAGACATTATTGCTCCACAGGAATATTACGACGTTGTGCTATAGCAAGAATACGATCTTTACGTGTAAACAATCCTTCTAGTTCATCAGGAACTCTGCCAGACAAAGAATAACGTGCAAAGAATAATCCAGTAGGATTAGTTTCAATGATAAGTTTATTAGTAATATCTTGTTCTTTACGTTCTTCTTTACGTTCTTTTGTTGCTTCTATTTTCTCTGCTTTTTTTTGTACAATTTGAGTAAGTGTTTTTGGTTTTTTAGCGACGACCATAATTAACCTTCCTATTAAATTTAATACTAGCTTCATCATTACGCCATGCTTCGTTACGCATTGCCATTCTTCCACGTTGTGCTTTACGTTCTTCTCTATTATTAGATTGTTGTTTTAAATTAACAAACGCTTGGCTTTTAGATTCAGCTAATAATGTTGGAAAGAATTTCTCAGGAAGAGCAGGTATAAAACTATCTACATGCGACCATGTTGGTGCTATTGATGCATATGCTTTGCTGTTACTAGCTTGTAAAGTGCTTTCTGCACTATTATTAAATCCATCAAAAATAATAAATGTGTCGTCAAAAGAAGTCCAGTACACAGGGTCAGCATTAATAACATATCCATTTGCATTAATTACTCCTGCAAGAGCAGCACGATTATCAATCATTTCAGTAAAAGTTTCAGGATCAATATATGTAATTTGTTTTTTATTATATTTAATCCATTTAACTTTTTTCCACGTATCAGGCAACTTCATTTTAGTAGGATTATTAACATCTCCTAATCCTTGTAAACTACCTGTATTAAACAAAAAAGGCCAATCACGTTGGCTCATCAATTCAAAAAATGCTTCTTTAACTATGTCTGCTACTTGAATAGCCTCAACTGTTTCATCAATACTATCTACAGGATCACTATCCATTGCAGACAAGATACTTTGAGTCATTTCAAGCAAAGTCATCTTTGCCATATTATGCTCCTGCTACAATAGCGTTTAAATTAAGCCCGTATAAATTAATTGTGTCGTTAGTAGATATTTTTGCATATACTTCTACATAGTCATTTGTTGCCATTTCTAAAATAGTCATGCTAGATAAATTTATTTTTGAACTACTAGATACTGTAGAAACTGTTCTACCATTAGTAATATTACCATTCTTATATATAGCAATAGTTACATCTTTAGCACTACTACCAATGTTTAAAGAAAGATTATAATTAATTGCCATGCTCACTGTAGTTACGCCTGTATAAGTAAGCCGAGCATTAGTACCTTCAGTAAATAAAGCAGGACTACCTTGTGCAGTAGTTGTAGGAGCAAGTTTCTGATATGCAGTTGTTGCTGCAAGAGTATATGGAGCAGCTAATGTTGCATCAAAGAAATCGCATTCTCCATGTGGAGCAGGAAGGAATACAAAGTTACCTGCACCATCAATACTTAAAAATGTGCCAACAGTGCCATTAGTTGTAATACCTGCTAAACTTGTTGGAGATATTTTTTTCCACGTACCGCTACCTGTTCCATTTGATACATACAGTTTATCTGCTAATGCACTAGCTACACCTTTAGGTTCATGTATGTAAGGATCAGCAATAACTTCGTGATTAATATTTGCCATTCATTTCCCCAATAAAAAGGAGAGGGCATTAGCCCCCTCCTCTAGCTTACAATTACAGATAAGTTACCATCAATGATGCACTACCTGCAGTCCAATCAGTTTGAGCAGAAACCAAATCGATTGTATCAGCAGCAGAGTAAAGTTTGATTTCAGCAGCACCAGTATCAGTAGCACCGAAAGCATATACGCCATCATTGTTAATTACTGCATTTGCTACCAAAGTAGTAGTGTCAGCAGCAGTTGCTGTAATAAAGCCATCAGCATCGCTACCATCACCTACAGTGATAGTGTTAGTACCAGTTGAAGTAAACGCTACATCAACAACAAGGCGTACATCAAGGATACGTGAACCTGCAGGAACAGGAACATTAATTGTAGAACCTGCATTTAAGTCTCTCCAAGAAAACTTAACAGCAGCCGCTTTAGAACTTTGTACGTCTTCACAAGTAGCATTACCAGTGAGTTCTGGAGTATTAGGACCAAAGCCAACGATTAGACCATCAGCATTTGACCAAGTAGATTTACGAGTCATTTCTATTTTCCTTTACTGATTAGATGGTTGACTTAGAGATAACACTAACCAAGCATTCTGGACGATAGAGTTTCAGACCAAAACGTGCATTCATGACATATTCGTCACGACGCAAATCTTTGTTACGCTCATACTCAACACGTGGCATTTGACGATAAGCACCTACGAATGGTGTTAAATCACCACCTACAGCCATAAAGATGTTTGTAACTGGAGCAGTAGGAGTGCTTACACCATCAATAGCAGTGTCAGTTGGTGTTGCTAAGAAGTTAGAAACATAAACGTCAAAACCAAAAATGTTGCTAACAAAACGCATACCAGTAACATCGCTTACAAAACCACCATTAACAATACCACCGAACTGTGGGTTGTTGATGAATGCTTGTGCGCCAACTAGTTTGTTGAATTGAAACTCTTGTGATGCATCGATAATAGCAACACGTGAACCACCTGCTTGTGCTTTATCCAAAGCATATTTAGCTTTAGCAAAGTCATCAAGAGTTAAAGTGGTGTTAGAATTACCAGAAGCGATGAAACGATGTGCAGCACCGTTAATAGTGTTTAAGTTATTAGCGGTTTGGGTATTAGCCAATGAGAATACAGACGACTCAAGATTTTCATCTAAAGCACGACGCATTTTAGTTGGGAACATACCAATTAATTGATTAGCATAAAAGCTATCTTGTTTTGCTTTATCCGTAATATACGTAGCTGCTTCAACATAACGGTCAATAGTGAAGATGAATTCACCAGTGTCCATTGCATCATACACAACAGGCGTATTTTCGGAAGTCTCACGCATTGGTAATTCACCAATGGAAGGGATGTTAAATTGATTGCCGTCAGGGAAACCATTAAGCATACGAATATACTTAGTACCCATTAATTGTTCTTGCAGAATATCTTTTAGTTCAGATGACCACAGTTCTGTACGAACTAGATGTTCATTAACCTTTGCGTAGTTTACACCAGCCATTTATTTTCTCCTTATTGACCAAAGTATAGGTCAGGGTTTTTAGTAACAGTTTGTTGTAACTTATACTGAAAGTCTTGTGACCAATATAATGAAGGATTCTCTTTGCGAACTTTTGTAGCCCACTCTTTAGTTCCTTCCATATTATCACGATTCCTTCCAGAAGAAGGTACAGAAGTAGTATTTACAGAACCTGTATCCATCGTATTACTTTGTGTGTTACTAGTAATGCCAAATATGTTTACAAAATCCTGTGGGTCAGTTGCAGCCAGTTCCATCAAAACACGTTGTTTCTCTGGAGTATTTGCCCGTTGCTTAAATACTTCAGCAGCTTTTTCACCAAACATATCTTTCATTAGTCTGTCGGCTAAAAGCAAATTATCGGTTTTGGTTTTCTGTACTTCACGACCTTGTAACGTCTTCTCTACAAGCTGTTGCACAGCATCAGGAGTTAATCCAGAATCATGTGGAGTGTCGTCCACTGGTGCATTGCTTTGTGTCGTAATCCGTTCTAAAACATCATCGATAGTCCTAGCTTGTGTCACTTGCTCACGTAGCTTACGGTTCTCTTCTTTGAGAGTTTCAATAAACTGGTCAGCATTAGCATAAGCTTTAGCCAAATCATCAGGTGTTTTATATTTTTGTGTTTCGCCTACTAAGGCGTTAAACAAAGCTTCATCAGATGTCGTTGATGATTGTACTACTGGAGTTTGGTCTTCTCCATTAAAAATTGTATTAGCATCGGTCATGCTATGCTCCTTAAATTGATTGTCTTAGAGGCAAGAATGTGTAAATACTCACATTTTTGCTGAATCTGGCAACATTGCCACTACAGTATCGATCATTTTAGACTGCCCTAAGTTGTACGCAAGTTTAGCATAATGGTTAGGACAATCAAAATCATCACGTTTAATATTATCTAAATCTTTCTTAATTGATAATAAAGTCTTATGTAATACTTCAAATACATAACTACTATTATTCCAAGTCTTTATAAAATCTTCATTATTAGTATCTTTAGGTTTATTATTTAATATAAGTTTATTCATATAATATTATATATATATAAGTAGTTAATATAATATATTATACCATATTTTCAGGTGGAACACCACCTTGTTCAGGCATAGGTGGAGATTGTGGGTTTACACCTGCTTCAACTTGAAGGTCTTCAGAGGCTTGATTCATCAATCTTTGTGTGTCAGCTTGTTCAAAGATCATAGCATTGTCTTGTACAATCTTGTAATTTTGCCAACCTAAATTCTCTTCTAAAGCTTTGGCAATAGCCTTACCACTAATGTGTGCAGCTACTGTAGGAATATTCTGAATTGCAGCCATTGTCTGTGTCAATTCTTGAATAAACTTAGCTTGTTCTCCAAAATGTCTAGCTCCTATCGGATATATCTTTCCAGAAGCCATTAGATCATCCTTGGTGACTTCAATGAAGCGTTCTGTACCAAAGTCTTGGTCAATGGTTCTAATGCGCTCTACACCCTCAAAATTACGAACAGCTTCAGCTAACATACCATTCAAAAGAGGTTCTAAAATATTACGCTCAAACCAAGATACTTTGCTTTGGAAAATACGACCTGCAGCATTCTCTAATACCTGAACTTCATACTTAGTCTTTTCCCCCGGAGTGCGAATACCCATAGCTTGTTTAGGAGCACCTGCCATTTCTTCCATACGATTCATCAAGTCATTAATTTGCATATCTGCATTTAATGCTGTAGCATCAGGACGTAAGAATGTTACATCACCTTCATCGCCTACAAAAATAGTAGCCCCCGGCTCATATTCAAACTCTTCTACTGTACTACCCTTTACAATCATTACAGGATATGCTATAAGATCAAATACGTCAGCTTTAAGGTTTTCTAAATGGTCTATTCTATATTGCATACCTACCAATTGATCCAGTGGTCCTTGCGCCCACAGGTTATCTCCACGCAGTCTCCAACCACAATGATAAATTGGTTTAGAAGCAGTCCACAATGGGTTGTTTTGTTTACGCAATATCCACTTGCGATCAATAATTGTTATCAATTGATTACGAAGCATTGTCTTAGTTTCTGGATCATAAATGTCTCCCCAAAACTCAAGAAGCTCCACCATATCACTATCAATGTATTCTTCAAAACTACCAAAGCCATCTATAGCAAGACTCTTTTCTTTTTTAAATTCTGCATCATCCCTATAGTTTTGTCTAAAGTCTAATGCTTGTGCCATAACAGCTTTATTATAATTTAAAGCAGGTTTTGTTTCTACGTCTGTTAATAAATCACCAATAGATTTTAACATGCGTCTAATCACAGGTGTTTTATCAAATGTTTCAGACATAGGGTTATAAACTATATCATGTGGGTTAACACGATAGGCTTTAGGACCTACATATTTAGAAACAACACTACCATCAACACCTTCTACAATGTCTCGTACAAAATCATAAGTAACAAACACATTACCAAAGTCAATGTAGTCATACACAAGTTGAGAAATAAGAAGTTGAAAGTTAGAAGCTTTTAACTTCTGTTTCATGTAATTAGTAATAGCTGCACGTTTGTCAGCTAAGTTTTTTGCTTTGTCAATAGATTCCCATACAAACCATTCTTCTGATGGAAACAAAGCAGCCATATAATTGGCATGTAAGTTATCACGTATCTGTGTGAGTTTAGGAGTAACTGTTGAGTTCTTCCAAGGAAGCTTGCTATTCTCAGTAGTGCGAGTAGTAGTAGCAAACAAATAATTACGCAGTTCTAATCTTTCTTCTTTCCAAACTGCTCTAGCATCATCCCAACGCACCCATAAGTCAGAGATTTTAGAAGCTAATTTATCGTCACTAAAACTAGATGTTATATTTTCGTTCATATTGATACACCGCCAAATTTAGAATTAAAAGAAAGTACATTAGTTTTCTTACCCCATCTATGAGATGTTAGTGGGGCTTTACATATTTCTACACATGATGCTAATGCATCTTTAACGTCATCATGTTCAGGATTATTCATAATCAACTCTTCTTCAAGAATCTGGCAATTACCACCTTTATAATGCCATATCTGGTTATTGTTATATCTTGGTTCTAGTATTGAGGCTATACGCTCTGCTTTACTCATGTTTCTAGGAGGATTGTATTCATCAATACTAAACACAATGTTTTGGCTACGCATATAGTCTTTAAACTGTGAAACAATAAGTCGCTGTGCAGCTACAATCTCACAACGCATTTTTTTAAATCGCCATTTCCTAAACACAAGTTCTGCCTTGTCATACATAATAGATATTTTATTAGTTTTAAATCTATCAATATCTAAAACATAATAATTGTTATCTTCATCTACTCCTACAACCATAATCACTGTAAAGTCAGAATTGTTATTAACAGTGTAAGCAAAGTCCATACTTGCATATACGTGTAATAGTTTGTCTCCAAAATACCAAGCACCACTAAAGTTTTCTATCTTATCTCGTTCGTAATAGTTAAATCTACTACGGTCAATAAGTTGTGTTTCTACAGCATTTGGATTATTATAATATTGAGCATAAAACTGTGTAACATCAAGGTATTTAGCCTTTTTACGTGCAAGTTCTTTAGCATCAAAACCAAAAGTTTTTCCATCAACTCTACGTTGTTTAGGCCAAAGAAACTCACCATTTATTTCTACTGTGCGCTCAAATGTTTCATACACTTCATTTTCAATTTCTTCATCTGTCTCATCGTCATAATATACTTCAGACATTTCCATCATATCTTTATACAAATCTCCCGGATGATAACGAGTGCCTACAGCCCATTCTTTAGCACCAGTTGATTCAATAGAAGACAATTGAGAATAAAACGATCTTACTTGATCTCTACCTAACTGAGTGTAAGCGTTATCTGGAACAACAACGTCATCCAGAATAGCAACATTACAGTGCAAACCAGTGACGTTAGCAGTGATACCTGCAGCTTTAACAGTTGCATCACGAACTCCTTCAGCTTTACGTTTAGGATGATCTACTGATATTTCATCTACACTCCAACGTTCTCGTTTTCCTTCTTGCTCATTAACCATCTCAGGCCAATAGAAACGATAGATATCACTTAATAAAATATCTTTAATTGCTTTAAGTTGTTTCTCAGCTAAGTTAGCTGTAGCAGATACATACAACACTGTTGTTTCAGGATGTTTAGTTATCCACCATGCCACTCTATATGCTATCATTGCACTCTTTTGATGGTCACGAGGAAGCAAGACAAGTTGATTGTCTTTAGCATCTTCTCGTTGCCACCAAGCACAAAGTTCCTCATGTACACTACCAAGTATACGATGAGGAGCAATAAGACGAATAAAAGTTAATAAGTCTGCTTCTGCTGCTTGCTTTATAAACTCTTTATCAGTTACCATTTAACTTTATCAGCCCAATAAGCAGCACTCATTTTGCCTTTAGCAATGTTACTTGCATGTCTAGCTTTAAATGATTTCTGTCTAGCTTTGTCTTTATCTGATTTAGGGCTTGATCCTGCACCAGATACGCCTTGTTGTCCAAACCGAATAAGTTTTTCTTTATCTCCAACTTTAGCTAATACTGCGTGGCTTTTAGTAGGATGGTTAGGAGTACGTTTAGGTTTGTTATAACCAGAGAAAGATTCTTTACCTTTTTTAATCATTTCTTTTTCTTAGCTGTTTTAGCAGCTTCCTTAAAGTTAGATTTTGTTGGAGCACCCTTGCTACCTACTTTACGCATCTTTTCACCAGAACCTTCAGCAATGCGTTTACGTTTAGCATGGATATTTGCATAAAGACCGTTTTTCATGTTATACTTTCACGACATAAGGACGAGTGCCTTTTTTGTCTATAATTAATGCTTGTTGACGGGGTTTATCAGATATGCTAATATGTGTCCAAGAATCAAACTCACGAATTACTTGGTCATATTTTAATTCTGATTTAACTATAGCAGCTACCACTTCATCTGGTGTCATACCTTTAACACGTATGTCTGCTGCTTGACCTTTACAATGTTGGCTGAACTTGCTTCCATTCACACTAGCATTAACTTCAGGGCTTCTATATGCAGAATTAATAAAAATACTTTTACCCAAAAGACTACGCACTTGTTCTAAAAAAGATGCAAGTTTGGTAAGCTCCTCTATTATACTCTGATTTGGAGTATTGTCAATGCCTTTTCTTGCTGCTGTTTCAGACACTGTTAACTCTTCTAATGTAAAGTTTTCTGTTAAATTCATTTTTTCATTTCCATTATTTTCTCAACCGTTCTACCACCAAAATACGCTAAAAAGACGATTTGGCCCCAGCTACCTAGCAAATTTACATAACTTTCTTGTGCGTTATATCCAAAAGCACTCATAGCTGTAAAAAGAAAATAAGCCATAAATATAGCTATTAAAGCCAGTGGTCTAATATTTTTAGATAGCCATGAATCAGAGGACATGTCTGCTGTCCATCGTTCTGTAATATTATTTTGTTCTGTTTCATACATCTTAGTTTCATTAGCCATTTTAGCTAACTCACCATCTTGAGCCATCTTAGCTAAGTCTAGTTGTGCTTTAGCTTTAGCTTCTGGATCAGGAATAAGTTTGTCAATAAGTTTGCCACCAATAGATAGCAATGCGTCAAGTCCTAGCATCATTTATCCTTCTTATTAATTAATTCAAATAATGTTTTTACTTTTTCTTCTAACACTGCTACACGTAAGTCGAGTTTAGATAGCACAATAATCAATGTAATTATTGCAAATAAGATAGGCCAACCCTTAGTTAGCACATCGAAGATATCCATTATTTCATCTTTCCTGAAGAGGTTCTTTTAAAGCTACGATTAGTAGATTTCTTTACTGCTCTTAAGTTACTACGACTATTAGTGCCACCCTTGCTTAATGCTTTCTTATGGTCTACATCTTTACCATCACCTTTTTTAACTTTGCCTTCAGCTTCTAGTTTTCTACGAGCACCATTACGTTTAGCTCTGTTCTTTTTAACAGATTCTTTGCCATCATACTTTTCATATTGTTTTTTATAATCACGTTTACCGTTAGTCATGAATGGCATTATTTCTTTCCTCCAATAACAATTCCAAGTCTTGCCATATCTCCTGCAATACGTCCAGAAGGCACTATAGGCAGTTCTTCTTCTTTCTTAGGTCTACCTACACTACGTTTAGTAGAACCGTCTGCATAACCCTTTTCAGCAAGCCATTTAGCTGCTGCTATACCGCCTTGTCCTTTAGCATGAACTTTCATCTGTGCTATAGCTTCAGACTGCAATTTCACTTCTAACTCTGCAGCCCATTTATCTACATGTGGCTTAATTAAATTATGGTTACGTACTTCTTGCCAGTGTTCCCAATCGCCCAATAGTGTTTGGGCAACCATGTATTCAGAAGGATCACGACAATCTAAATACAATGCCTTCACTTCTTGTAAAGTGAATACAGGTTTAAACTTAACATCAGGTCTAGCAAACTCTTTAAATAATCCTAAGATTACTCGTTTACCACTACCATCTAAATATTTACTCATTTGGCAAATCCAAAAATGTAATTGTCTTAATCATTTTTTGTGGTATTTGTTGTCGTCTAGCTATTTGATTATCTGTATATGCAGAAGTGAGCATAATACCATGTTCATCTTCTTGTACTAAATAACCTAATTGGTGTACAATACGAGGATCATATTCGTATTCATCTTGAGAAAATTCCCAAGGATTATCAGACGTTTCACAAGCATCTTCCCAGACAACTAATACTGGTTTCATTTTTTAGCCTTGTTCTTAGTTGTACGGCTTCCACGTTTAGGAAGAGGTTTCTTTGCAGAGCTTAACGCTATAGCAATTGCTTGTTTCTGTGGTTTACCACTTTTCATTTCAGAACGAATGTTAGCTGATATTGTTTTTTCACTACTACCTTTTTTTAATGGCATACTATAATCCTCTCATTACAAGTGTTACTAGTAACGCTATAATTGCACCAAAACTTGTTATTAGTATTGTTTCTAGGCGTTTAAGTCTTGACCAAATGCCATTATAACGCTCTGCACATACAGCCTCATGTGTATTGAGTCTTGCTTCTACGGATTCCATTATACTCCCCAATCAAACGATAAAGCTGCTAGTTCCTCCACACTTGTACAAGTATTAATAGAGTCTTCAAACTCATTGCTTTTTGTACGAATATCTGCACGTTTATTTAGAGTAGGTAAGTCAACTCTAATGTTTGTTTCAGAAGAACGAATAATTTTCCAATCTGTCTCTTGTAATAATGTTGCTGCACTAGATTTAATGTTAGCTATAAGATTTGTTTTAAGCACATCTAGGTCTTTAGGAACATTAACATTCCAGTAATATCTATCATCAAAGTATTCAGGGTCCGGCTCTTCTACAATACCTATGGCTTGCTTCTCTTCTAAGGAAGTTTTCTGTAGCCAATCAGCAGGATATTGTATTCCATTGAATTCAAAAGCCTGACCTAGTGTTAGTTTTTTCATTCCTAGTACGTACATTATTACCTCGCTAAAGCGTATTTAAAAGGATGTTCAGCAAATGCCATGTAAATATATACTTGACCTGCTGTTGTATTTGTATTTACATTATTATTCTTTAATTTAAAACCATTAGAATTAATATCTAATAGTGCAGCAGTTTGTTCATTATTATTAAGACCTTCCATAAAAAAATACTTATCAACTACATTAAAAGTATTTCTAGTTGTGTCATACATAATCCAACTACGTGTAACATCTCGTTGTTTTATCATAACCCAACGTGGTCTAAATCCTGTATAAACAAAAGGACCATCAGTAGAAGAACCATTAGATATATAACTATCAAATTTAGAAAATCCGGGTATTTCTAAAAAACAGTAAGCTACGTAAGTTGCAAGATTTTGGTTTACGTTATTTACGTTTGATGATCCATTTAAAAAACCAAACACAGAATTCGTAAATGTGCTTTGGTAATTAATTGCGCCTCCTGTGCCGCCACCAGTTCCTGCCGCACCTGTTGTGTCCAATTGAAGCCAAGAGTTTGGGCTACCTTTATGGGCAACCCACCAATTATTTACAAGACTTCTAGATTTTAAAATAACCATTGCAGGTTGAATTCCAAGCCCGTGACCAACAGTTGCAGTAGAAATTCCATTACCTGTATAAGTAACAACACTAATGCCAGAAATAGGATTTGCTCTTACTTGTGATGTAATACTACCTGCTGTATTTGTTACTGTGCTATCTCCTGCTTTCCAAACATCAGCTATATATGTAGCACTTAGTGTGTTAATATTAGCGTTATTACCAATTAATAAACCATTCTTATTAAATTGTATTAAAGAATTAACATCAGTAGCTTCTCCAGCAGTATTATTATTTCCTAATATGTATTTACCTGCTCCAGATACACTGTTAAACCATAATGCAGGAGTAGTAGCACTACGTGATTTAATACGCACTAAATCAGCAGTTTCTACATCACCTGACACTTCTGCTATGTTAAATGAGTTAAGTGATTTAAAGCCTGTAGGAACTGTTCCAATAAAAGGACGCTGCCCACAATTTAATGATCCAGAATACGTAGCACCAAGATTACCTAAATACGGTGTCATTGAACTGCCAGTTGGCAACGTCCAAACGGGGTTTGTTCCAGTTGACGGGTTTCCAGTTGTTCCGTTTGTTGCGTCATACCATGTATTATTTTTACCAAACCACAAATTACCCGTTGCAGCATCGTAAGCAACTTGCAATATATCACCAATAGCAACGCTTCTAAATTGCGTAGTAATAGATGTTGAAACACCGTTAATTACTTTATTAGCAAGATAATTTGTACTGCCGTCTGTGTATATTGTTGCAGCCAATTTAAGTGCAGAACTGTTATTTGTTATCGGACCATCAACAGTTGAAATACCAAATACTTGTGGATTTGTTGGTGATGCCACACTTCCAGCGGTATACTCCCAATACCATTTACTAGTTAAATCAGTACCCATAGTTCCACGAACTTGAGAGCCAGTAGAAGAAGCTATAGAATAATTAAGATTACCACCAGATAAAGTAACGCTACCGCCACCAGTATCTAGTGGATTAAAAGTACAATAATTAGCTGTGTCTGTACTTGTTAATGTAGGTACGTCTTTCATTGAATCATATGTAATACCTGCTGTTACAGATATACCAGTAGGTGTCCAGTTATTTCCATTACCAGAAGTGTCTTTACCAATAGTAGTAGCTGTGTTATTACTGAAATCTTCAAATTCTAAATGAAAACCATTTGTTCCATATGTTCCTGTATATGCTTTAGGAGTCCAATAGTTGTTACCATCAAATTGACCAAAGCTAGTTGCTGCATTAGCTTGACCATCTATCCAGTAAAAATCACCTAGATACCCATCAGTAAATAAACCAAAAGATGTAGTACGTCCTGCCATAATACCAAATGGTACTGTTGCTGAATTAAATGTAGCACTAGCATTTTGTGCAGGATATGTTCCAGTTAATGTTTGTAAAATACCATTTACATATATTTGAAGTCTATTTCCTGCAGTTGCTTGTGTTGTATCTTGTATTACTACAATATTGTACCAAAGTGATGGGTCTTTATATACATTAGTTGTTACAAGATTACAGTTTGTAGCATTTTCCCAATAGAAATTTAAAGCGTCTGAAGATAAAAACTGAAGTCCACCTGCATTTGCTGCTGCAGTGCCACCACCAAAAGGTTGATATGCACCACTTAATAATCCTCTTTTTAACCAGAATGAACAAGTAAATTTTCTAGCGTCAGTTGGCGTTCCCCAAGTACGATTTAAATAAGCACTATTACTTGCTCTAAAACGTAAGCTTCTGTCTAAATTAAACAACGACATTGGTTTTTGTATTTCACCAACTTGTTGTCCACCACCATTACCAGTGTACAAATATTGTTCAAAATACTTGTCTCCACGTGGGATAGTAGGTTCTGGTAAATTAAATGTATTTAACATCTTATGTCCAGAAGGAATAGGATAAGCAAATGGACGTTGACCAAAATTAATTGATCCTGTTGCAGTTGATATACTGTCAGAGCCTGTAGCTGGAAAATAAATACCAGATAATCCAGTAAATGCTACTCCCTGACTGACACCGTTTTTATAGAAAGTAATCGTTCCTGCATCCATATCAAGTGCAGCACCAATAATGTCCCCACTTGTATAGGTAGCCCCATAAGAAGCACTAGTCCCACCATTAGAATATTTAATTCCAGCAAATGCGTAACAATAACCACCGTTAATACCTGCTAATTGATTTTGAATACTCGCAGATTCATTAACAATACCAACGTAAGTTCTAGTCCCAGCAGTTACTTCCCAGTACCATTTTCCAGAAGAAACACCTATTGTTCCCGCAACAGCGTTATTTAATATTATTGACCAAGTTAAATTGGCCTCAGAAAGAGTAACACCAGTTCCTTTTCTTAATTGATTCAACGTAGCAAAGTTAGCATTATTACCACTACTTAATGTAGGTACATCTAACATTGAGTCGTATGTTGCTAGTGTTGAATTACTTGTTTGTATATTATTAGGTGTCCAGTTATTACTATTGCCTGAACTATCTGCACCTGTACTTGCAGGATTTTGAAAGTTTAAATAGAATCCATTAGTGCCGTAAGTACCAGAATATTTTCTTGGTTCCCAAACATTAGTTCCCGGATTGTATCCACCAAATGACAATGGTGATAATTGTTGACCGTCAATAAAGTTTACTTCGGTCATATACCCATCAAAATAAGTTGAGTTTGCAGGAGCAGCACCAATGTGTTGTGTAACGGGTGTATTAACTGCAACTGCTAAATTAATACTGGGATAAGTTGGTGTGCCACTAAAAGCTGTTATTTGAACACCATTAACGTATATTTTTACACGATTTGAAGGTACACTTTGAGTAGTGTCAAAAGCTATTACGAGATGATACCAAGCTGATGGGTCTCTAAATACAGAAGCTGTTACTATGTTAAATTGAAGTGCTCCACCAGTTGTATATTGATCTACATAAATAGTTCCACCTGATCCGCCCATTGCCATAGAAAAAGCATTAAAATTTAACCCTGTTCTTCCTGCATAAAATCTTGGATCTGCTGTTGTAAAGTTGGAAAGCTTCATCCAACTACTCCAAGTAAACACTTGTTGATTTGTAGTTGTAGCAGGAGTACGAGTAAAGTAAGCAGGCGCACTAGACCGAAAACGCAAACTACGTTGTAAAGGGAATGTAGGCTCTGTAGGAGTGCCAGAAGCTATAAGAAACGGATTGCCGTGTAGTACACCCATTATTTAGTATCCGATACTAAACGAGCTGTAATACGTGTAGAACTTTCTACGTAGTATGCCAAGATGTCTACAGCACTAGCTGTGCTTGTAAGAGATGGAGCAGAACCCGCAGGGAATTTCCAAAAGCTACCAAACGCTATAGTGCGAGGAGTTGCTCCCTGAGTAATTGTAATAATGCCTGATTGACCTGCAACAATGTTTGTTGGGTTAGCAAGTGTAGTGTTTTCTGTAGTTGTGTGGCTAAAATTGTTACCTAAAGACAGGTCAGTAGCAATGGATGCACTTGTACTAGTTAACGCTACAGGAGTGCCTCTCTGTGCTTTTGTAAATGTTTGTACCACATCTGTTTTAGCTGTGTCTACATCGTATGATTGTACGGTAACACCAATAGCCGCTTCTTTAAGAATTGTAGCATCAAATGCCTGTACCGATGATCCAATGGCTGATTCCTTAAGAAGTGGATAACCCCCTGCTAAAGCACCATCATGCACCACTACAGTGTCTTTAGTGGTGTCAACTGTAATTTCTCCTACAGCACCAGTGAATGTGGCATGTTGCGCTGTTGTGCCTCTACGAAACTGTACTGCTGTACTCATACAATGCTCCCATAATCGAGTGTTGCTTCAAGTTCTGCCACACCTACAAGTGACTTAGTAGCCAAGCTACCTAGTCCTAAGTTTGTTCTTGCTGTAGACACATTAACCAAGTCTGAAAGGTTAGATGCCTTTGCTAAAAAGCTTGTACCACTACCTGCAATGTCTACCCATATTGTTCCTGTGTACACTCGCATAATGCCGCTAGTTGTGTTAAAATAAATAGCCCCTGATATTAAAGCATTACCATCATTATCCAAACTAGGATCACTAGCTTTAGCTCCTAAATACCTATCATCAAAACTGTCTAAAGCTGCCAAGGCAGCGTCTGCTGCTGTTTGAGCTGTACCTGCGCTTGCACTTGCATTACTAGCTGATGTGCTTGCTGCAGAAGCTGAAGCTGCTGCTAAATTGGCATTGTACTTAGCTGAATATAAACCACCTGATACTGGATTAACAAGTTTACTTGCCCAATCTGCCGCTAAGTTGGAGGATGCTAAAGCATTAGCCGCATATGTGTCGGCATTCTGAATATCCGTTAAGTTGGCAATGATGGAATCTATTTCAGGAATATTATCCGCAATTACATTAATATCTGCTATGTTATCAGAAACTGTATTAACATCGCTAATATTTGTACTTACGTTGACAATGTTACTTGTAGGAGATGGATTCTCGCCTACTGCAGCATCCGTTACAAAACCAAAGTCGTATGTAACACCCTGCTCAAATGCGCCATTCAAGTCTAA